TAGTAGCACCCGATCCGGTTTCATTACCAGGCATTGTAATAGTAATTGAATTATTAGAAGGAACACTTGATACCATAAATTTTTTATCAGCAAAATCTGCTGCACTAAAATTGGAATTAGTAATTGCACTAAAGGTACTTACATCACCAAATAATATAATGTCACCTGCTTGAAAAGAAGTTGTTGTTGAAAATGTAATAGTAACGGTTGGTGATCCGTTAACCGTGCTAAACGCACTTGTAATAGCTGTACCAGATGGATTAACTAAAGGGTGTATGTCGTAGTAAACTTCTCCTGAATAAGCGTATAAAATTCTATTAGTTCCAATAAGAGAATATTTAATACCTTCTCTATTAACCATATGATGTAACCCTCTAGCAGCGCCAGTAAGTTTACTATCACCTAATTGATTCCAACCACCTATTTTTTCTGGAGTACCATATCTAAAACGTACATTAGTTCCACCTGTCCACTGTGACTCAGCTCCTGTAGATGTAACTTGTTTATTAAATCCTGGTAAAAATCCTAGTTTTTGTAGCATATAATACCTTATATATGGAGACCTGTTGAAAATCTAGTTGTTTTTATTTGTAATTTATATTGATATTAAACCTAGCTTTTTGATCTGTGCAGTTAGTGCTTGAATGTAGCATAGAAGGATCAAATAATAAGACACGATTTGCTACTGATTTTACAAATTTTCTACCGACGTAGGTCCCACCATTACAAGTATTTAGAGAAAACAATGCTCCTTTGTGAGACATTGGTAAATCTTTATGCGATTTATATTTTATTAAATTTTCGTTTCTAGTATAGCAATTTATTTTTACCCTCCGTAAAAACACAGTATTGAGCTTTGTCAACAATGGTTCTAACGTTTCATAGTAATCACTATTAACAACATTTTTATCATAGATAGTGTGGGTAAAATAAAAATTTTTAATATCGGTAGCATCTGTAACCGTGCTATTAAAATAATAAGGAAAATCTGGAGACATAAGTAACTCTTGTATCTTTTTAAATTCTTCTTTAGGTAAAAAATTATCTATAACTTGCATTTAAAATTTAATCTCCATTAAAAAAAATAACATAACTAAACGATTATGTTTATCGTTTCCAAAATAATCTATCGCTGAATGAAAGTACTTAGCTGGATATAAAACTAATCTATTATATATATTACCCATTTTAATATCAGGTTCATATTTTTTGTTAATTATAATCTCTTGATATGTTTGCGTGCCACAATTAATTGGTGCATTAGGTGTTAAATATACCATGCCTGCTATTAAACCATTATCTTGATGTATTCTATCATACATAAATTGAGGGTCTTTTTTATCTACCTCTTGAGTTTTGTGAAATTGTAAGTCAGCTACAAATGATACAGGGTTTTTTCTATAATACTCAGATATAATTTTATTACATATTTTATTATGCATATTAATATTAACTTCTTTAATTAATGGACCTCTCATACCCTCAAAGTTTTCACATTCATTTCTCTTTCTATAGTTTAAAGACAGAGCAAATTTTCTTATCTTGTCAGGGTCTTTTAAAAAATTATCAATTATTAATGTTTTCATGTTTTTTTATTTCTTTTAAAAAATTATCTTCTACATACTCAGCATTAAAGTTAAATGAAATAATTGTTTTTCTTTTTGTTGTTTTAGAAGGAGGCGCTCTATGTATAAACATACTTGGAAATATAATAATGTCTCCTTGTTCTGCATCTACATTTATAATTTTTAAAGATAGAGGTTCCACTATTTGAGTTTTGGGAAAGTTTTTTCCAAACTCTAAATAGTATACACCTGTAAAATTATGTCCATGTGTATGCCAACCATGAGTGTCTCCTTTATTATATTGTTGAAACCATATCTCGTAAATTTGTACTTTAGATAAACCTATTTTTTTTACTTCTTCTGTAAAATGTTTTTGTAAATAAGGTCCAACTAAATTAACCCATTCTCTTTTTGTATCATGTTTTCTATCCCAATCTACTTTTGAAATACTATCTGTATAATAATCATCGTCTTGTTTTAATTTACCAGACTCTTGTTTATCTATTAACTTCAATAATTCTTTTTTTATTTTAGAGTTTTGTTTAAGTTTACTTTTTAATATAGGAAAATTAATAGTTATCATTTTTTATTCCTAAACCAATTTGGTAATCCTAAATGAGGTCTTGTGTCAAACATGTTATGTTTAGCATTTAATGTTCTACGGTTATTATAATGTAAAAAAACCTGCACACATTCTTTACCGTTAAATTTTTCTCTCCAATGTTCTAGCTCACAACCTCTGTAAACTAACATGTCCCCTTGTTTTAAATCTACTCGAACACCTTTCTTATTTTTTTCTCCAGATGGTTCTAAATATATAGGCCAAGGATCTCCACCTAAATTCATGGTAGTTGATATTTCACAACTAAATCTATCTGTATGTCTCTTAAGTATATCACCTTTTTTATAGGCTCTTGCATATGAGTATGCAGGGTATAATTTAAACCCTGTTACTTTTTCCATTTCCGGTTGGCATTTAATCATTAAAGTTTCCATAGCTATATCGGAATATGCACAGTATGTATTTTCTACTTGATCTGTTTTATTTTCATAAAAACCAAGCATATTTTCAAAGGGTGAAATGTACCTATGTTTAAGACAAGTATCGTAAACTTGTTTTTTCATTAAAAAATAATTTGCAACAAACGCTGCTAAATCTTTTGTTATTGCATTGCGAATAATTGCGTATTTGTTTTTTTTAAAACTCATATAAGTCTAAACCATCCTGTAGCTATTATTTTTTTATCGTTACTTATTTCGCCTTTATGCGTATGAGTCCAATCTGGTGGCCAAATTACTGTCAACCCCTTTATTGCAGGGGTAGTTACGTCTTGATATTTAAAATGAGTTCCCCCATTTTTTACGTTATTTAAATAAGTCATAAAAACTAAAACTCTATCCATGTTTTCTTTTGCACCTCTTTCGTAGTGCCATGTTTTGAAACCACCTTTGCTAGGGTACCATTGAATATTAACATCTTCAACATTAAATTTATCAAGACGTTCTACTTCAGGATATTCTTTTACATACAAATCTAAAATTTCTTGTAAGTGTAATCGATATTCAAAAACATCTTTTTCAAAATTACTATTTCCTAAACTAAGATCTAAAGAATCTTTAATTGTTTTATCTGGAGTTATCTTTCCTTCATAAAGACTTGCTCCAGGTTTAGCTTTGTCTCTGTTTTTGTTAAAATAATTAACTAAATTATCACAAACTTTTTCAGGCATATACCACCCCTGTATAAAACTATTTTTTGGTAGATCTTGTTTTTTATATTTATGGGTAGGTTTCATTTTTGTTTCTTATAAAATTAAAATTTATTACATGTCTTTTCCAAACATCTGTATGGTACAATACTTTGTGTTTTATTTTACTATCAAACAACAACAATCTATTTTCAACACTATCAACAGGTATCTCTTTGCCTTTTACTTTTAAAACTGTTTTTGCATTACACGTTGTTAAGAATAAAATAGCTGTAGTAGAATACAAACAATTATTATCAGTGTGATACGGAGTTTCTATTGTATCAACATCTCTTAAAACACAGTTTGCTCTCACCATAATAAGAGCTTCAACATCTAGACTTTCTATTATTGGTCCTATATGTGGGTTAAAAAATTCAGAAGTAGGTTTATGGTTACCATAATAAACATGAGTAAAAAGACCATTGTTCATACTTTTTTTTAAATCTACGTCTATCTTAGTGTAGTACCATGGATGGTTTTCACCCTTTAAATCGTACGAAAGTTTTTCGTAAAATTGATTATTTAAAAAATTATCTATAACCTTATAGCTCATCAAGATTTCCACTTATTATTAATCTGTTATTATTTTTATTGGGTCTTACCTCATGGGGTATGTAGCCAGGAAATATAATTAATTTGCCAGGATTAAATTCACAAACAATGTTCTTGTTTACATCTACGGAAGGGTAACCAACATCATAAAAACATAAAGGTGATGAATCTTTATTACCTTCTATAAACCAAACAAAAGATTTACCTTTTGGATTGTGTGTGTGAACACTGTGATAACTATTCTTTAAATATTTTTGAACCCAGCAATGTTTTAAATTTAAATTAAGTTTTTTAAATACAACATTTAATTTATCTATGAGTAGATTGTATAGGTCTTTGTTGCTTCGATAAAAAGAAGTTAAGTTCATTTCAGGTCTTATTATATCTTTAGTCAACTTTATACTTTTAATTATTTTTTTTGTTGTAGCATCTACTTCAACATAGTCTTCGACAATGGTATACATAAAAGAATGTTTACGCATTTTTTGCCATCATTTTTGGAACTGCTTGTATGTTAAAATGTATAAATCTAAATGAATCTTTACCATGATCTACAGTAAACTCATGTTCTAAGTATCCTGGAAATATTATTAATGTTCCCGGTTGTACTTTAAAATGTACTAGTTCACTACCATGACTTAAGTCTTTTGATTTTGTAATTAACTTTGTAGCACGTGCCCCGGTTCTTGGTTCATGGAATACTGGCATTGATGTTTTGTCACTACACTTTAAAAAATAAAATCCTGATGCGTGTTGATTCCAATGGACGTGTGCACTGTGGTGACCACCTCCTTTTTTTGCAAACTCTTGTACCCACATTTCATGAAACATGGTTTGATAATGTGACATATCAAAACCTTGCCAATCTAAAAAATCAAAAGATTTCTGACCTACATAATTTCTAAAATCTAAAAAGTCATTATCTAATGTAAGATGTGTTGAATGATAACTTGTACAAAAATCACCGTATTTTTTTATGTAATCTTTATTTTTTTTTTTAGCTTCTTTAATATATTTATCAGACGCTTTGTTTAAAGATCTAACAAACTCTGGTTTATCCTCAACCCATATTGGTGTTTTAAAAAATTCATGTATGTCCATATTATTTAAATGGATATCCAAGGTTCCACATTACCAATGAATATCTTACTCCTTTCGTTACTGGTTTAACTCTATGCCACACAAATGAAGGAAATACAACAATAGATCCTTTAGGCAAAATTTCTTTTACTTGTTTCAAATGTTTTAATTCATCTCTCATATGAGGATCGTATTTTCTAAAATCAAATTCAAGTTCTCCACCATCATATTCTGATCCATCTGTAAGTTGACACGTCATTGAAAGTTTTCTTATTTTACCTTTAGTGGGTCCTTCTTTTTCGTATGGCCTATCCCAACTATCACAATGCCAGTCATAGTATTGATTAAGTTTATATTTTGTAAATTGACATTGTTCAGAAAAATCCCAATCAAAGTTCCACCCTGCGTTTTTATTAGCTGTGTCAATAAAAGGATGTAACTCTTTGTATACCCATGGATCGTCTAACCATGTTATATTAGAATTTCTTTTACGTTTTAAATCTGTAACTTCTTCATTAGATAGTTTTTTATCATCTCTATAGGCACCTGTTCTTGCCATGGATTCTGTTTTTGATAAACCGTGTTGAATTATATGATCACAAAGTCTTGGAGGTATAGCTGACTTAAAAGCCCAATAATAGTTTTGTAAATTCATTAGTATATAGGAATAAAACCTGAGTTTATATTCACCTCCCCATATTTATTATATGTTTGTTTAATACATTTTTCATCAACAACATCGAAAGCTATTGTAATTCTTTTGTCTTTAAATTTTTTTTTACATACTACTTTGTGATAATTTGCTGAAGGTCCTATGTAAACATTACCTATTTTATTTTTTATAGTATAGTTTTTAAATACTGTTTCAGTATTTTTAGGGTCAATTGAAATATAACCATGGAATAAAGAGTCACCATGATTGTGCCACGTTAATAACTGTTGTTCATCGTGAATGTTTAACCACGATTGTAGCCACAATGGTTTTTTAGTATTAGCATATTTTCTAATAATTTTAAAAACATCTTTAAACATTTTATAATATTTTACAGACCCTACTAACAAAGCCATAGAGTTGTACTGATTATATAAATTTGTAGTTGATTGTTTACCGTACTTATGTTCAAAACGTCTGTGAGCTAAATCTGCATATTTTTTAAAATGTGTTATATCTTTTTTTATGTAGGGTAAATTTACTAACATGTAATCTTTATCCGAGATATTCATAAGTTATAGTTTGTATAAAGTTTAATAATTTTTTTTGATTGTTTTCTATGTGGTAAAAATTGTTTGCTGGAAACATTATAAACTGACCATGAGTTAAGGCTATATCCCAGCTCTTTCCTTGTCTTCTATTATCATCATAATAAATTCTAATCATTACATCTGCTGCGTTAATTCCATATAAACAAACAAAGTCAGGAGAATTTTTTAAATCATTAAGATCTGTTTCTCGTAAAGGATTACTTTTTTCATCAGGAAGATACATAGTTCCCCAAGTTTTTTGGTTAACTAGTTTTAAATCATATTTTACACGTAAGTGTTCTATAATATATTTATTTAATCTATCCCAAGTTTTATAAAAAGGAATTTTCTCTCCTGTATAGGTGCTTTCAAAAATAGCTTTTGACATTTCAAAAGGATCTATTTCATAGCCCACAGGCATTTTAATATCGCCTAAATATATTGCTTGTTCACTTAATACTTTCTTTTGCATACCTATATATATGTTTTAGAAACTTATATATTATGCTTGTAAATCTGTCAACACCCAACCGTTTGTATTATCCGCTTGGTAAGCATCTTCGTCCCAAACATATTCCCAAAAATGAATAAAAGCTAAATTTTGTGATTGTTGTTCTGAAGTTATTTGAGGTTGTTCTATAGGAGCTACCCATGAAGCACTAGATATATCTTTTGTCCAAGATGCATGTGGTTGTGGTTGCCAAAATATTTCATTTTCAGAATCCCAAGTATAACCTATACCTGCGTAGTTTCCTCTAAAAGGTGTTCCACCTAATTTATGTGTATTAGCTAGTGTGTTGTAAGAAGTTTGAATCCAAAGATGTTCTGGCCAACCATGAACTCTTTCTAAA